AAATTAAAAAGAATCAAACGAGCAATATCTATATACATGCCCGACACAGTAGTTGCTGATTATGGACACAGCTATCAGCAGGAATCTTTGACCGATGCATTAGGATCATTCGGAAAAGATGCTGCATTGGCTGGAGGACTAGCCAGTAAAGCAACTAATGCTTTGGGTGCATTAGGCGTCCCGTTAGCTGCAGGAGCTGGAGTGACTAGTAGCGCAGGTTCAGCAGAAGCAACTGGTCAACTGCTCGAGAAAACTGGACAGGTTGGCAAACAAATGACCGACTTTGCGCTTAAAGGTGCAGGAGCATCAATTAACCCACAAGTTGAATTGATGTTTAAAGGTACTGATAATAGAGAATTTGTTTTTCAGTTTACTTTTGTGCCAAAGACTTCAGAAGAAGCACAGTCAATTAAAGAGATAATTAGATTGTTCAAAACTTTTGCTGCTCCAGAATATAATGGGGATCAGGGTGGTCGATATTTCATCAATCCAGGTCAATTTGATATTGAATTTTTCTTTAATGGTAATGAGAATATAAATTTAAACAGAATTTCAACCTGCGTCTTAGAAAACATAATGGTCAACTATTCCCCTCAGCAATTTACAACATTCCAAGATGGTATGCCAGCGGAAATAACAATGCAGTTGAGATTTAAGGAAGCGGATATTATGTACCGCGAACTCATTCAAAAGTATGGATATTAACAAATGCGTTATTTTGAATACTTTTCATTAATCCCATACCCAGTAACATTTAGTGATGGTACAACTGCTACGTTCTACGCTAAGAATATATTTGAACGCGTGCAAATGATGGGGGATATCGTTTCTAATATAAATTCTTATTATCAATACAGTATGCAGGATGGAGATACATTTGAAAATATTGCATATAGATATTATGGGGATATCAACAAGTATTGGATAATTCTATTTACTAATAAAATAATTGATCCATTCTACGATGCTCCATTGAAGTATCAGCAATTTGTTGAATATATTGATAACAAATATGGATCATCTACCGCAGCTAGAAATATCCTTGATCATTATGAGAAACAAATAACATCCGTTGTTTCTAGTACCGCTAATGGGTATTATTCTTCTAATACGACAACACTATATTATGCCAATAATACATATTCAATTGATGGCAGTCAATCTCTCCCAACAATTGCGAACCCAGTTATGGCAATTTCACCTCCTCCAACAATTACAATTGACAGTGGATTGACTTTGTCCGAGACTATCAATTTAGTTGCGGTTAGCGCATATGATGCAGAAGACACAAAAAATGAGAGTAGAAGAAATATTAATATCATAAAGAAAACATTTGTTATTGATATTGAGAATCAATTAAAGACATTATTAACTTCATAGTAATATTATGGCAACAGAAACATCAGATGCTCAGCAACAAGGTTCGACTACTGGTAGTGACTATAAATTAAATGTTTATGTCTTAACTAGTGATGGACACACATTCACTATCTCCAATATCGTATTAAATTTTAATCTGTACGAGAGCATATTTTCTCCATATGTGACTGGGGATATTGAGATTGGTGATGCTGCGGATATTCTCTCGAATTATTCTTTTAATGGAAATGAGTATCTTTATGTGACTCTTGAGAAGCCAGGGGTTACTACATTTCTTCCAATTCAAAAATACTTTAGAGTATATAAAGTTGCAAACAGAAGAACCAAAACGCAATCACTTCAAACATACACTATTCATTTTTGCTCGGAAGAATTAATTCTATCGACTCAAATGCTAATTAGAAAATCATATAAAGGTTTGCCAATTAGTGGGATGATTTCTGACATCGTTAAGAACATTCTTCAGGCTTCCCCAGATAAATTGAATGGATCATTATCTGAGACTTCTGGTAATTTTGACATTATAATCCCAAGAATGCAACCATTTGAAGCCATAAGTTGGCTAAAGAGCAGAGCATATGGTAACGGCAAGACGGCATTTTTCTTTTGGGAAAATAAATTTGGATATAATTTAGTTTCTTATGAGGATTTATTGGCACAAACACCATATAGAACATACGACAAAGCCCCAAAGGTTACAATTGACCCATCAGATGTTCAAAGTTCCTTAAATTATGTTGCCTTTGGTGAAGAATTCGACATCATTAAAGGCAACAGATATGGCGCATTCTCAACATCATTATTGACTTATGATATTCTTTCCAGAAAGTTCGCCAAGACTACTTTGGCTGCTCCTGATCTAGATTTACAAAGAAGTTTCTTAAATAAGTTTCCTCCTGCGAATTTTAGTCAGAATAGATTTAAGAAAACATTATTTGATAATGACGAATCTATGCAAAAATTTTATATTACATCCGACTCGGATCCTAATGCAAATCCAGCATCTCCTCAATCTTGGTTACTACAACAAGCAATCAAGTTAGCTGAATTGAATGCATTAAAGGCAGTAATCAACGTTCCTCTAGATCCAAATATAACTGCTGGACATTTAGTCACATTAAATTTACCATTAATGCGTCCGCAAGATCAAGCATATACTGCTGATAAATATAAGAGTGGTAATTATCTTGTCGCATCAGTACACCATGGAATTAGCGGAGATATGGCATCAACCACAATAGAATTATTAAATGATTCCCTTGGCGCACAGCTTCCATCTGCTGCTGTTTTTTCTGGCACATTACAAGATTTCGCGAAGGGTTAATTATGATGATTGAGAAGAATTTTGCTGGCTCAGATGGGTTTTACTGGTGGATAGGCGTCGTCGAAAACCGTCTAGATCCCCTTGAGCTTGGAAGATGTCAGGTTAGATTTTTTGGTTATCATTCTGATTCTTTAACTGATATTCCATCTAAAGATTTGCCTTGGGCAATCCCAATGCAAGCTATAAACACTCATGCATTCGCAACTCCAAAAGAAACAGATGTTGTGTTTGGATTTTTCGCTGATGCAGGTAGCAAACAATTTCCCATAATGATGGGAACAATCCCTGGAATTCAAACTAATCCTAAGAATACTGGCGCAGGATATAATGATCTCAGAGATGGACCAACGGTAATTCGTTATGCTCCGAAATACCTCGTTAATAGAAAATATAACAAAGATGGTACAGGTATACAATTAACGGAAGCTAATACGCCGAATGTGGAAGTTCAAGAATCATTAAGATATCCTAGAGATTTTGAGCTTAATAAATCTACAATCTCAGGTGTCGTGACTTATCAGCCAATGGCAAATAATGTCATTTCAGCAAGACAAAATAATTTAGATCTTGGTGTCGAGACAGCAAATGGTGTTTCTTGGGATGAACCATACCCAGCCTATAATCCACTGTATCCATACAACCAAGCAACAGAAACGGAATCTGGACATGTATTTGAATTAGATGATACTCCAAGAAATGAACGAATTTCTATGAACCATCGTTCAGGTACATATTGGGAAATGCGCCCTGATGGAACAAAAGTCCAAAAGGTGACGAAATCAAATTATCAAGTTGTCATGGGAGATGACTTTCTTCATGTTATGGGATTTGTGAATATTACTGTAGATTCCGCTGCGAGAATTAAAGTATTAGGTGATGTTAATTTAGAAATTGGAAACAATCTAAACGCCCAGGTTTCTGAGAATATCAATTTAACTGCTGGTGGAGAATTCAATATAAAGGCAGAATCAATTAATATTGATATTGCGAAAGATGCTACATTGGTCACTGGTGGTTCTCAATTCTTAACTTCCCAGGACAATATTAACATAAAAACTAATGCTGGTTTGCTGAGTAGCGCAGGTGGGAATATTGATTTAGATGCAGGTGGAAACATGAATGCCACTGGCGGTGGTGATGTCAACATTCTTTCGGGCGGTGATGCTAATATGCAAGCTGGCGGTAATGCTAATATTCTTGGTGGGAAGGTCAATCTTAATTCTGGTGGATCCGCTGGTCAAGCTGCAGCAGCTGCTGATGGAGTAGTGACTGGGTTAGCTCCCGCTAATCCACCATCTACACCTAATCATGCTGATATTCCGATCCCAGCCACACCCGTTCCTCTTCAATACAGTGTTGGTGGGAATGGTGCAATATTGAATCCATATACTGGTGTGGCTGCAAAACAAGATTCTCAATTAGTTACCAATCCTGCTGATCCCGATGGTCCTAAAGTTGAACCACCCCCACCAGCAAACGCAGTCCCACAGGCTTGTAATTTTGATCCTAGCGCACACACTTGGATTCCAAAAGCTGAATGGAAAGCCAGTTCCGCTGTAATTGATCTAATCCGCAAAAGTGAAGGATATGCTGACCAAAGCGGCAAGTATGGCGCCAAACCTCCATATTACCCACCAAAGGTCAAGGGCTACCCTGATCCTGCAACCAAGGCAGAGCCGATCACAGCTGGTTATGGGACGACTACTGTGGCACTTTCTCAGACCAAGTATGCACAAACTATCACATATGATACTGTAATAGATCAGGCTACTGCGGATGCTTGGGTACTTGAAATTATTAACACAGTTGTAATTAAATTTATCAAACAGTATCAAAGCAACGACACACTCACACAAGGCATGATTGATGCACTTTGCGATTTTGCCTGGGGTGGCGTCGGACTTTATAAGAATTCCTCAATCAGAACTAAGTTGGCTGCGAAAGATTATTGCGGAGCTGCTGATGGATTCCTCCTTTATCAATATGCACCATTACCAAAGGGTGCTCCCGATATTCCAGGAAATCCACCTGGTAAACAAATAATGAAAGGTCTGCAAATTAGAAGACAGAATGAAAGAACTCTCTTCTTATCATAATAAATAAGATATCCTACAAGAAATTATAAAAATGGCATTAGATACCACCAAAGTACCGTCGAATATTACCAGAATCTTTACCGATTTTGATGTGAGTTTTACTCCCCATCCAGTGACTGGTGATATCAACATGGTCACTGGGACCAATTCAGTAGTCCAATCATTAATGAATTTGGTACAACTAAATAGTTATGAGAAGCCATTTCACCCAGAAATAAGTTCTGGAATAAGATCCCTTTTGTTTGAACAAATGGATTCTATTGTGGCAGCTTCATTGAAGAAAGAAATTGTGATTTTAATTGAGAATTTTGAGCCAAGAGTTCAGATTATTGATGTTGATGTTTCGCCAGATTATGTTAATAATCAGTTTAATGTTACGATAGAGTTTTATGTATTGAATAACACGCTTCCGATAACAATATCCGCTTACCTACAAAGAGTTAGATAATGGCAAATACCAGCCAAATACAATTAAGTAGTTTAGATTTTGACTCAATTAAGCAAAATCTTATTACCTATTTACAGAGTCAATCCCAATTTCAGGATTATAATTTTCAAGGTTCAGCACTCAATATTCTTTTAGATGTGCTTTCATATAATACATTTTATAATGCATTTTATATGAATATGATTGCGAATGAAATGTTCCTAGACACTGCTATTATGAGATCTTCCGTTGTTTCTCAAGCCAAAGCTCTTGGATATACTTCCAGATCAGCAGCTTCTGCCCGAGCCACACTAAATGTGACAATCACAAGAGCAGTTAGTGACTCAACTACAAGTTTATATCTTCCAAGATTTACTCAATTTGCAGCCCAGTCGTTAAATGGTAAATCGTTTTCATTCTACACCACAGATGATTCTCCATATGTATCAAATGTTTCAGTTGGAACAGCGAATACATTTACATTCAACTATTTAAATGTGAATGAAGGAACTCCAGTAACCAAACAATTTGGTGTAAATAATACAACTAATCCTTCTCAGACATTTGATTTGGTTGATTCTAATATTGATTTGTCGACTCTTAAGGTTACTGTACAGAACTCATTAACGAGTCCAGTATTGACCATCTATAATCTTGCACAAGATGCAACTCAAGTTTCTGCTAACTCTAATGTATATTACGTTGAAGAAGGCAGTAATTTAAATTACTTAATTTATTTCGGCGATGGTGTTCTCGGAAGGAAATTACCTGACCAGAGTATCATTACTGTCAGTTATTTGGTTACAAATAGTGATCTCGCTAATGGATTGGGAACATTCTTTCTTCAAACATCAATTCTTAATGGATCAACATCAAATGTCTCCACTTCTTCCGCATCCGCAGGTGGAGCACAACAAGAGTCAATTAATAGTATAAAATTTTCTGCTCCTAAATCATTTATTGCACAAAATAGAATTGTCACTAAAAATGATTATATAACTCAGATTAATAAAAATTATCCTTATTTTGATGCAGTCGCAGTATGGGGAGGGGAAAATCAATCCCCTCCTATTTTTGGAAAAGTTTATATCTCAGCTAAACCTAAGAATGGATATACTGTCACCCTAGATCAACAAAATTATTTAATTAATGATATTTTAAAACCATTAAGTGTTCTGACTGTCACCGCTAGTTATGTTCCAGCAGATTATGATTTCTTAAATTTTAATGTTGGATTTAAATATGATCCAACCCAAACTAATCTTTCTCAGAATCAACTGTCAACATTAGTCGCAAATTCAATTGCTACATTCTGTAATACCAATTTAAATACATTTAACTCATCTTTCGCTTATTCTAAATTCTTAGGTGCGATTGATGGTACTGATCCGTCCATTCAATCTTCATCAGCAACAATATATTTGCAGAAACAATTTTATCCATTGCTTGGACAAACCTCATCATATAACTTGAAATTTGGCACGCCTCTTCATCAGGGTATAACTAATGATAGATTATATTCTTCCCCTTATTTTGAATCGCCAGATTCTGCTGGAAATTCGCAGCAATGCTATTTAGAAGAAACACCATTTGGGTTTGGTGCGATTGGCAGCATCACTATAGAAAGCCCAGGATATAATTATACTTCTGCCCCCACAATACAGATTCAAGGGGATGGACTTGGGGCGAATGCTTATCCTATTATTGTTAATGGACAGATAAATTCAGTAGTTGTTGATGTATCTGGAAATAATTACACAACAGCCGCAATTACATTGATTGGTGGAGGAGGAACAGGTGGAGTATTAGTTCCAGTGATTAGCGGATCAAAGGGAACTATTAGATCGTATTATTTTGATACAAATAATATTAAGCAAATTTTAAATCCAAATGTGGGGACTATTGATTATTTGAATGGAATTATTAATATCAATAATTTGTATATTACTAATGTTGGTGGTCTCCAAGAAGTTCTTTCAATTTTTGCTCAACCATATAACAGTAATTTCGCATCAAACAATGAAATTATATTAACGTATAATCAGAATGATTCAACAGCTCTTTCAATTACACCAAGTATGATTAGTACATAATACAATGACAACTTTATCGAATGGCACCTCAGTACTAATTGATAGTCAAATTCCAGAGTTCATTTCTTCTAATGATCCGAATTTTAGTGCATTTTTAAAAGCATACTATCAGTGGTTAGAAAATAGTCAATATTCAGCTAATGGTGGTGGGGTATTATATCAGACTAAGAATCTTTTAAGTTATAAAGATATTGACACCACAACTGATCAATTTATTCAATATTTTATTAATGACTTTCTTCCATATTTCCCTCAAGAGATCGTAGCCGATCAGAAAAAATTAATTAAAGTTGCTAAAGACTTTTATGCAACAAAAGGAAGTGAGAATTCCCTTAAGTTTCTTTTTAGAGTTCTATATGGGTTAGACTCAGAAGTATTTCTACCTAAAGAAAATATCTTAAAGGCATCAGATGGTAAATGGCAGA